CACATAATAAAACGTGGCTTTCATTTAGAACTATTAATCAGGTTCGCAAGTTGTTGTGAAGTCTCCAAAAAGAGGACGGCCATCATCAGATTCGTCTTGAAACTTTTTGATTTTAATTTCAATGTCTCTGAGGCAACCTGCAAAACTAGCTGGATCAGCTTCCATTAATTCCTCGTCATAAGGATCGAAATCTGAACCACCTGGTAAATCACGAATAGCTTCTTGAACAACTTCAAGAATGGTATCAAGTTGATTTTTGTCGAAATTAACCTTGTTCATGGTGAAGTCTCCCTCATTGATTAATATCATTATGGCATGCCATGAGATAAAACGCAACTACTTTCTTTTTCCTTTAATGGTCAGATACAGATTTGTGTAAGCAGCTATCACCAAAAGCAATAAACAAAAAGAATTAAAATTCATAATCATCTTCTGATCCGAAAATACTGCCTACGCATTCACGCACATCAATATTCCATCTCAAATTAGAAATAGTGACTTTGCTATTACCAATTTTTTCAACGACAATGGCATGCGGGTTAGAACCATCACGAACTAAATAACCATTCTTCCAAACACCTGCTGTAAGTTTTTGAACAGGTGTTCTGATGGGAATAGATACTTTAGGTTCATTGACACCCCCCAGGGATTCGGGGGTTTTAGGGGTTAAAGGGGTTTTATTATAGGGGGTTAAAGGGGTTAAACTATCTTTTTTATGTGCGAGGCTACTACTTTCACCCCTTTCACCCTTTTCACCCCCACTTTCCTGGGTACCCTCCTTGCGTGGTTTAAACAAACTTGCTGGTCTTCCTTGGAGGTCTACTTTCATAGAATCGTCTTCTAATAACAGTCCTTTCTTTTGCAATCCTCTTAAAGTTCGCAATGCTTTTTGTTGGCTGATATTGAATTGAGAAGACACTTCACTAGAAGTTGTATGAACTTGGTTTTCCCACAACTTAACGACATGGTCATAAACATCACCTTGTCTACCTTGCAAATTCATTTCTACTTCTGCAAGGTTTTCAATTGCAATTACGTCTTCTCCATCTCCATGAGATCTCCAACCATCATCAGTTAATTCAAGAACTAAACTTGTTGCTTTACTTCTTCCCATTGGTTTACATGCAATACGGTGGTCCGTCTGCATTTGCCCCTCTGGAGGAGGACACAACCAATTAAGTAGAACCGACCAACTAACCGCACCAGAAAGGCTATTATTACCTCTGGAAGCCGAAATAGCATTTCCACCTGAAACACTTTTGTTGGTGTGGTGTATTAAAACTGTTGTAGATCCAGTTCCAGATAACATCACTTCAAGTTGTCTAGCTGGTAAATCAAAATCACTACTACTTTCTTCTATACCTAACTGACCAATGCAAGCGTGGTAAGTATCAACTAAAATTAAAGACCCAGGATTTTCAGAAGCACATTTTCCAATAGCTTCTATTCCTGCATCATTAAGTTGAACATTGTCTTCAAGGCTCCAGAAAATAACTTTTTCGTGAAGCTCATGTACAGCATTACCGAAAGGATCAATAGATTTAGTTCCAAGCCCTTCTCTTTCCAAAAGCGTCCACCAGTCGGATACGTTTTGATCGGTCCCCACGATGATCAAGTGATTGATGTGGCGACGTATTGGAAGATTCAGAAATTCCTGCCTCCCCCCTATGGATGCAGAAGCGAGAGCAACCATTAAAGCTGATTTACCAATTTTGGGAGGTGCTACCAAAAGATTTTGGCGACCTTGCATTATCACACCTTCCCAAAGCCAAGGAACAGGAGAAACATCTAATTTAGCTCCTCCCCTTTTAGGTTCAGGTATTCCAACTTTTTTACCAGAAGCTTGTGCTAAATAGTGGGCAGCTTCAGCACGAGTTAGCGGTAAACCAATTTCTTCTGCATTCTCACGAAAAAGCAATAAACGGTCTTGGCTATCTGTCGTACAACCAACGACTTTTTCGGCTGCGGATTTTAATTTTTGGACTCGTTCTTTTGCGTCTTCCAGAGTTGGAGTTGTATTCTGCGAGTCGTCTTGTGTAGAACCCATTAGCGGCTTTTTGTGGTGAAAAATAATCTGTTTGTTGGTAGACCCTTAGTTTTTCCAATTCTCGAAAAGCTTTCAATTCAGGGCTTGGTTCATAAGGATTAGCTTTATCAAATTCGTCTAAAGCTTTGTCTGACCTTTCTTTTTGTGCTTTGCTATAAACTCCTAAAGCTGCTTTTTCCCAATCGAAATCTTCAGGGAAAGAATAAGGAACCCATCTTAATAATTCATAGGCTCTTTTTTCTTTTTCAAAATCAACCATCAGAATCTTTAGGAAATAAACGATCAGGCATAGAGCACAAGGCATGCTGTACGAGAAGATTTATATAAGCAGTTTTAGATTGACCTAGCGGTCTTTTTTCTTCTACAAGCTGCATGACACGTTCATCAATCGTGACTCGAAATCTTGTATCAACGGTTTCAGTTGATTCGGGCATGAAAAAATAATTTGCGTTGAGGGCTAAGTATGCCCATAATTAACCCATCTAGCAACCCCGACCTTGTTACCAACAATACCCTTTCTCAACTTCTACCCAGAACCACACAGATATAGATACAAAGACGAATGGCTTTTGTACAACGTAACTAATGTTTTAGGCCATGACATGAGCGAAGCCAAGCAAGCAGCAATAAATTATTACAAAGATGGTCCAGATGGATGGGCAGCAAGAGGAAAAGCATTGCACAAAGTTTTAGAAGATAAATTAAAAAAAGGCAAAACCACCCAAGATGAAAAATGGCAGAAATGGATTGATGCTTTAAACGATTGTGATTTATTTGAAGAAGCAGAAATACTTGCAGTTGAATATTTACTTTGCGACCCAAGAAAATCAGTAGGAGGATCTTTTGACTTTTTGATTAAAACAAAATATGGAGAAACTATATTGGGAGATTTAAAAACATCTTCTACGGAGAAAGCAGCCAAAAGAAGGGACGCTGCAAACGCACAACTTGGAGCATATACATTGATGCTAAATAAACATCATCCAAGCTTGATGATTGATAAATGCTGTACGTTAATTTTAGGCCCAGATTATTGCAGAGTAGAAAGAACAAAGCCAGATGACTGTGTAGAAGAATGGCAAGATGTATGGGGAAAATTTGAACTAACTTTTGAAGATTGGTAGTTTATTTAGTTTTACAAAAATGGTTGCGTATTTATACATGGCATGCCATAATATAAAAGTAATCAAGCGGGGACGCTTTTCAGATGACCACAACTTTCACTCTTACCGAGAAAGAAACAAAACTTGCTCAGTGTGCAGACATTGATTGGAGATGGTTTACTGAGGAAATAGGTTACGATAATTGCGGTGGCGACCCTGCTG